TATCGCGGGGAAGATCGACCAGCGGTTGGACGCGCTGGAGGCCTCGCTGTTCGAAGTACACCACGAGGTGACTCCGAATCATGGGGGCAGCATTAAGGACGCGGTGCGCCGCATCGAGCAGAATCAAGAGGGCTTTCGCTCGACGTTGGACGCGCACGGCCAGGTGCTCGCCTCCCACGGTCAGATGCTCACCAGCATCACTGAACGCCAGGACCGCGATATGCGGGACCTGGGCGCTCGGATTGACAACATTCAGGAGACAGCGTGGGCGGAGCACGAGGCGCTCCGGGATACGCTCTCGACCATAGGAGCGTCGTCATGACTGCTTTCATCGAGGGGTCCGTGCAGACCCCCACCGGGCGTATCGTCCCCATGACGATCAATGCGAAGCCCATCCCTGACCCTGGCAAGCTGGCAGACGGGAACGTGCTCGTCGCTGGTAATCTCGCGGCGGGTGTCCGCACGCCGATCTCAGTCGCCCTGCACCCTGGGCGGTATAGGCTCCGTGTGTTCACCCCGGCTGGCCTGCTGGCTGAGCGTGAGATAGACCTGGTGGAGGGCCAGCACGTGACTATCGCGGAGCTGCTGGAGCCAGCCACGCCTCCCGTGTCGCCTGCTGTTGATCCTGAGCCGCGAGCGCAGCCGGGCGTAACGCCACCCGCCCCTCCCGCCCCTCCCGCCCCGGCGGGGCCGTCCGACCCACTCCCGGAAGGCTGGGACACCCTGTAGGCGGTATAGCAGGAGGCCCCTCCAACCGATCGGTT